TTATACGTTGACCCTAAGTGCAAAAAGGTGATTGAGTCATTGGAACGCCATACCTACAAGGAAGGCACCAGTCAGCCCGAGAAGGATGGCTTCGACCACATGAACGATGCACTTGGCTATGCGGTTGAGTATTTATTCCCAATCAGAAAGGCGCATCAGCCAACAGCACCGCAGAGGTGGACGTAAATGTACTACGAAGACATCGAGTATCAACATCCTGACTACGAAAACAACATCGCACGTTGGGAATTCTACCTCCGTAGCTATATGGGCGGGCAAGACTACCGCGACGGGTCATATCTGACCAGTTACCTCAATGAAGACAAGAACGCCTACAGCAGACGCCTAGCCCTAACCCCGCTAGACAACCATTGCCGTAACGTCGTGCATGTCTATTCTTCGTTTCTTTGGCGCGTACCGCCTACTCGTAACTACCAGCAAATGGAAGGCAGTGCCGACCTTGAAGCGTTTTTGAAGGACAGCAACCTCGACGGCCAAGGCTTTAACAGCTTCATGCGTGAGGCGCAGATATGGTCAAGCGTATACGGCCATGTCTGGATTATGCTGGACAAGCCACAGTCAACAGCAGGTACACGCGCAGAGGAACTGGCGCAGGAGATTCGGCCATACGTCACGCTAATCACGCCCGAGAATGTCTACGACTGGAAGTACGAGCGCATGCCTAGCGGTCGGCATGAATTGACCTACATGAAGGTCAGAGAGTCAGTGAACCGCATTGACGGCACAACGACCGAGACGTTTTTCCGTATCTGGACGCGTGAGACGATACAGCTAGTGCGATATCACGGTGACGAGGCTAACGTCATCGAGACTATCGACAATCCTATCGGCAAGATACCTGCAGTACACCTACCCTCTAACCGCTCAGTGGTTCGGGGCATCGGCATTAGCGACATCAGTGACATCGCCTACATGCAACAGGCTATTTACCAAGAGCTATCGGAAATCGAGCAACTGATTCGTATCTCTAATCACCCTACACTCGTTAAGACCTACGACACCGACGCTAGTGCAGGTGCAGGTGCGGTGATTAACATTAGCGATGATATGGACGGCGCACTAAAGCCGTACCAGATGCAACCCTCTGGAGCTAACCTAGACGCCATACGCGCCTCTATCGAGGACAAGATTGAGTCGATTAACCGAATGGCCCACATGGGCGCAGTACGCGGTACAGAGGCAATCACACAGTCAGGCGTAGCGATGCAAACAGAGTTCCAAATGTTAAATGCTAAACTGTCTGAGAAGGCTGACATCTTGGAGTTAGCTGAGGAGCAGTTATGGCAGTTGTGGTGTACGTGGCAGGGGCATCCATTGCACGAGGTAGAGATTGACTACCCTGACAGCTTCGACATCCGTGACTACGATTCTGAGCTTCGCTTCCTACAGCAGACGCGAGCCAGCGGCGTTAAGTCTGTCACCTTGCTTCGTGAGATTGACAAGAAGATCGCTGACCTCGTACTCGACGACAACGTACTGGCACAGGCGCACGGCGAGATTGAAGAGGCAACTACAGCGGTCGGTGACTTCGCTAAAGAGACGCAGATTTACAAGTACCACATCGACAGCGGCCTAGTCACACCTAATGAGGTGCGCGAGAAGATTGGCCTTGATGAGATTGCTGGCGGTGATGAGTTAGTTGAGCCGATTCAAACGCTGACCGATGGCGGCTGATACCGATCACGCAAAAGATGTAATCGACCGCGCTAAACGGCATGAGCGGCGATTGCAGAATGCGCTTGCCGTGTTGTCACAGCGCATTGTCCAGCTTATGGGTGACGCGCCTTTACGTGATGGTCAACTGTTCGATTTAGAGTGGGCAGTCAATGCGCGTGCAACGATCAGTCAGTTTGTGCAGGAAGAATACCTTGCTGAAATTGACGACATGATACGCGAGTACGCATTGGTCGCTAGTCAGGCTGAGGCAATGCTAGGCAACTACACGGCACTGGCGAGGCTTGATGAAACAGTTGTGCGGCAACTACAGCAGTTATCGTTTCGCGGCCTTGAAACTCTGGGGGAAGAGTTTGTGGAGGCAGTCGCCACGCAAGTGTATGCCAACACGCTGACAGGCCTGCCGTTTGCTCAGGCAGTAGAGCAAATACAGCAGAGCGTAGACGCTGACCTTGGTCGATACGCACAAGTCGCACTCAACGACGGGCTAATGGACTTTGATCGCACTATCACGACCAATATGTCATTAGAGGCAGGCGCAACCCGCTTTAAATACTTTGGCCCTGATGACTCTAAGACCCGCGACCACTGCGAAAAGCACGTCGGTAAAACAATGACGATTGAAGAAATACGAGAGGCGTGGTCTGATAGCTGGGCTGGTAAAAGAGATGGTAGCCCGTTTGTGGTTGCAGGCGGGTACAACTGTAGGCACAGGTTTAGACCTGTTTTCTGAGGAGGACGTATGCCGTACCACAAGAAAGACAAGCGCAAGAAAAAGCGCAAGTCACGCTAATTTGATACAATTAACCTACTCGAGAGAGGATTCGTAACATGAGCGATGAAATCATGGCAGACGCGGTAACTGAAGCCGCAGTGGAAACACCAGAAGTTCAGGACTTAAAGACGTTTACGCAAGAAGAGTTAGACCGCATAGTGGCTGACCGTGTTGCTCGCACCAAGCGGCAGTACGAGAAAAAGCTAGACGGTATCGACCTCGACGAAGCTAAATCACTTCTACAACGTCAGCAGGAAGCTGAAATTGAGAAGCAGAAAGAGCGGGGAGAGTTCGAGTCAATTCTAAAGCAGACCGTCGAAAAGAAAGACTTAGAAATTAGAACGTACAAGCAACGTCTCGAAAGCCAGTTAGTCGATGGAGCTTTGCTCACGGCGGCGAGTAGGAACAACGCAGTATCGGCAGAGCAGGTTGGTCAGTTGCTACGTGGTTCGGTTCGGCTGTCTGAAGACGGCACAGCGGAAGTTGTAGATGCGAACGGGACACCACGATACAACGACAGCGGCGACCCGTTAAGCGTTGATGAGCTTGTCGGTGATTTCTTGTCAACAAACCCGCACTTCGTAAAGGCGTCCGCTGGTGGCGCTGGCTCGCAAACTGCGGTAGGTGGTTCCACGTCGAAACCTATGTCGGCGGTAGAAATGGAAGCTAACTGGAACAACGGTGGCAAAGAGGCTTACCGTGCAATGATGTTAGCTAATAAATAAACCGCTTACTTAGGAGACTTTAATCATGGCGGCTACTACTAGTTCAACTCTTGACGACCTGTTTGCAAATATCATCATGCAGGCACGTTTTACAGCCGAGGAGAATTCTCTCATGGCTGGCCTTATCACTCGCTACGACATCGGCAACGTAGCTGGCACTACTATTCAGGTGCCAAAGTACCCAGCAGTTACAGCGGCTGACCTGACTGAAGGCACGGACATGTCTTCAAGCACTGTTAGCACGTCTGGTGTTACTGTTACTGTCGGTGAAGTTGGTGCGCAGGTATTGCTTACTGACATGGCGGCAATGGGCGCTGGCAATCCTGCACAGGAGCTTGGCACTGTACTCGGTAACTCTATCGCTACCAAGATGGACAAGGACATCATCGCTCTGTTCGATGGTTTCTCTACTTCATTGGGTGCGGCGGGTCAGGAGATTACTGTTGCAGACCTGTTTAAGGCGGCGGCAACTCTGCGCAACGCTAAGGCCACTGGCCCTGTCTACGCGGTTGTTCACCCATACCACGCGTATCAGTTGTCAGCTAACCTGACTAACACCTTCGCTAACCCCAACGGCGGCGACCTGCAAAACGAAGCAATGCGCAACGGCTTTGTAGGCTCTATCGGCGGCATCGAGGTTTATCAGTCTGCGAATATCACACCTGATGGATCGGATGATGCGATTGGGTGCGTTTTCACCCGTGAGGCAATGTGCATCGCTATGAAGCGTGACTTCAACCTTGAGACAGAGCGAGACGCATCTAACCGTGCATTCGAGCTTAACGCTACTGCCGTATACGGTGTTGGCGAGCTTGATGACAGCTACGGTGTTGAGATGCTGTTTGACGCGGCACTCTAAGATGTACGCGGCCCTTCGGGGCCGCTTTACTCTGAGGTTTCTATGGCAGTCACTTATCGAGGCGAAAGGTTTGAGGACTACAACGTGGCAAAGCGAACGCCACGGCATCCCAACAAGTCGCATGCGGTATTGGCTCGCTACAAAGGCGTAATTAAGCTAGTAAGGTTCGGCGCTCAAGGCGCGAAAAGCTACCCACCTAAAGACGGTGAGTCAGCCCGCGACAAGGCAATGCGAGCGGCTTGGTACGCAAGACACGAGAAAAACCTACGCAACGCTACCCCACTCGATCCAGTGTACTGGGCGGCAAAGGTAAAATGGTGACGACATGGCATTTAGCACTGATGACGATTTAGAGGCGATTGTCCCTGACATCTTTGACTTGGGCATTCCAGCGTTCACCGCTGAACATGCAAAGGCACAAGCAGACATAGAGCGTGAGATTCGCAACCGCTGGTGGCACCGCAAGGGCATACAGGGCGAAATGGTCGCAAGCTATCTAACTGAGTCGCAGTGGACACGCGCAAGCGCCTACCTTGTATTGTGGAAGTACGCACTGCCACAGCTAACTAACTGGGTCGATGACGACCGCTTTTTGCAGATGATTGACTTCTACAAAGCGCGTTATGGCGAGGAGTTGGATGCAGTATTTCAAGACGGTGTCGAGTACGATGCAGACAACGACGGCACCGTTACCGACAAAGAGAAAGAGCCTGTAGCCCTTAATCGCCTAGACCGATGATACGTGTACGCACTAACCCCTTACGCCTAGAGCGTGTCGCAGATGACATCAAAGACGACATTAATAAGAGTCGTAAGCGGGCTATGGCTCGCACAGTATTGCATGGCACTACGATCATCGAAGAGCGGACAGCGCAAGGCAAGGGCTTTCGTGGTGCTTTTAAGGGCTACAGTAGTGGCTGGAAGCGAGTTCGAGCGGCATTAGGTTTAGAGACTGCTAAGGTCAATTTAGAGTTTGGTTACGAGCGCAAGAAAGGTACACCCGTTAGTGGCGGCGAAAAAGTAATGGCGCAAGAAAAAGACAGATGGCAAAAGCGCCCATCTATGCTTGCGGCACTACAAGGCAAAGTAGTAAACCGAAGCACAGGCGAGATATTTTTCAGTCGCGCTGATGCGGCGAAGCGAGCGGCGATGGTGAACGAAAAGCGCAAGTTTTTTGGCTTTAATCGTGATGAAGAGAAAGATCTTGCTAGAGTGTATTTTGGGCAGGTTAAGATTAAGGACAGGCGCAGATGAGTGTACGTGAAAACATCGCAAACAATCTTGTTACTGCGTTAAAGGCCATTACGACGCCAAAGGTTAAGAAGGTGACGCGTGAGCCGTTTGACTTTGATAAGCTGTCTAACGCACAGTTTCCAGCAATATTAGTACGCACAGCAAACGAGACACGAGAAGATGCCAGCATGGGCGGCAGTGCTACAAGTCGGCATGGCACTATCGACTACGAGCTTATTTGCTTTGTTAAGCACAAGAACATCGACACAGCCCGCAACCAGATTGCAGAGGCTATCGACGAAAAACTCGACACTGATAGAACGCGAGGCGGTCACGCCATAGATACGCAGGTTATTAGCGTTGAGGTAGATGATGGTACAATAGACCCTATTGGCGGCGTGATTGTCACCGTTCAGATTCTTTATTCATACACACGCGGTGACGCGTAAAGGAGAAAATTCATGGCTATTAGTAAAGGTTCCGCTGGCGTCATCAAGATTGCGGCCACTGGCGGTACAACAGCAAACGTAGGTGAAGTTCGGTCGTACAGTATTGACGAAACGGCAGACACTCTAGAAACCACTGCGATGGGTGCCAGCGTGAAAACGTATCTCGCAAGCCTGAAAGACTCTACACTTACTGTAGATGCTTTATGGGACAGCGCAGACGCACAACAGCTAATTTTTGACGTAGGTGCGGACATCGACTGGGAAATTCACCCCGAAGGCACATCCGCAGGCAAAAGCTACAGCGGTGGCGGTCTTGTCACAGCAAAGACTGTCTCTGCGTCGTATGACGGCATTGTTGAAGCGTCATTCTCTGTGCAGGTATCAGGCGCAGTAACAGAAGCATCTAACTAATGAGCCTTGCTAAAGAGCTACGCAAGCGTCGTAAGCAGTCACGTCGCAAGATAGAAGTAGCGGAGTGGGCTGACGATGACGGGCCATTCGTCCTGTATTGTCGGCCTATTACCTGCTACGACCTAAACGAGCTACAGCGCAAGCATCCGCAGGTGTTGCAGAATCCTAGTATCGCAAGCATGGTGGATCTAATTGTGATGAAAGCGGAGTCACAGGATGGCGAAAAGCTATTTACTGCCGCTGATGACAAGATAGAACTGATGGGCGAGGAAACTACAGTAATTTCCGAAATCGCTAATCACATGTTTGGTACTATCGACTCTGTAGAGGATTTAGCAAAAAACTGAAGACCGATCAGTCGAGGTTCAACCTCATCGCCTTGGCTGATCGGCTTCACAAAACCATCGAAGAAGTCGAGCAAATATCCGTTACTGAGTACCACGAATGGCTCGCTTACTTCCAAATCTTAAGTGAGCAGAACGATGGCAACTCAAGACGTTAAAATTCGGATAACGGCACTAGATAAGGTTTCTACGCCTTTAAAGAAAATTGGCGCTGGCCTTCGGCTACTTACTAAACCACT